TGCTTCAACGCGCTCCATGTTCTTCCGACAGTTGCCAGATCCACTTTCGCCTTTTCCAGGTTTTGTGTAAATCTGAAATCGTTGACCTCGCCGCGCTGAACACGCATGAGTTCAGACATTTCTTTTTTGCAAGATCCGATTAGCTGTTGCAGCCGCTCATATGTCTGCACTTTTTCCCGTGCGCCCATATCAGCGCTGTATTGTGCTGCCAACTCCCGAAGCTGCCGCATATTCCGCGTCACAGTTTCTGTGGGCTGTACCAACTGATTGTATTTTGTCTGCAAATCTGCAATGGTACTGGGAATGCGCTGCATTGCGGCATCATATTCCCGCGCCTTATCCGCAATTTCCATTTGGGTATATACCAATTGGGAACCATGCAAAAGACGGCTCTGTTCAAGCGCTGCCGCCTGCTGTGCATATTGGACGATATCCGCATAAGGAACAAGCTGCCCTTCCAGAGAAATCCGCTGATTTTGCAGCACCGCAAGCTGTCCCTGCAATGCAGTCAGCTTATTTTGGTCAGCCTGGGGATCTAATTTCGCCATTTTACCCTGAACCGCAGTGATTTGCTTGTCCAGACCAATCATCTGGGTATAAATTGCATTAACGCCGCGTAACCGTTCCTGAAAGACAGATACATCATTGTTCAGTTGGTCAAAGCTGTTCAGAAATGTCACAAGCCCATCCTTGGTGCCGACATCCTGCAAAGAGGCTTTTAACCCGTTGATTCTTGTTTTAAACGTTTCGGTTAGTATACCTGCGGCTTCCAGCCGATTTTCCAATGCAGCCAGCCCTGAAAACTGATCATCCTTGATAGAACCAATATCCTTTGTTCTTAGCTTAGTCGCCACATATTCGGCATTCTGATATGCTTTTACAAGCCGTTGAAGATTCGCAATTTGTGATTCTAGACTGGAACGCTGCATATTATCCAAACGTCCCTCAGCAGAAATCATATTCTGAATTTGTGTATTCAGTGCGGTATATGCACTGTTCAGGGTTTCCAGGTGAGAACTGTCTTTTACTGGTTTTACAGAAGTAGCGCCCGTATACGCAGACTGAATATCAGCTAAAATGGTTAACTGCCGATTGAGATACGCAATCCTTGATTCATTGTCTTTTGCATCCTGCGCGGCACGTCTGGCTTCTGCCTGTGCCGTCTTTTCAATATTTTGCTTATAAGTAACAAGATCCTTATTCAGTACATCAATGACTTCGCCAGTATTTTCATCGACTTTAAGCTGAATCCCCTGCGTTTGCCGGACAACATCTCCGAATTTATTTACGCCAGTGACAACAGCGGTTACAGTTCTGTTCACATCATCAAATGATGTTTTAATATCTGTTACGCTGATATTTGCCTCTCGGATATTGTTCTTAAAAGTTTCAATTGCGCTGTCAGGGAGCTTTAATGATCTTAATCTGTCAACCATTTCAGAAATTTTGCCTGAATCAATATTCGCGCTCATTTTTATTTGAGATTTTGCCGACAACTGATCGATTTGACTCGAAATCTTTTGGATCTGTGACTGAGCGCTTTGCGCGTTTACATCTACGCCGATTTTTACAGGATTATTTTTCCCAATTGAATTTGAAACCAATCGGTTGACATTTTGTACATCAGCCTGAATTTTCGCGCTGTCCAGGGACACGCTAATTTTAATGCCGCCTTTTGAATTGACCAGATTCGCAATACCGGGAAGCTGTGCGGAAATCCGTTGTGCTGAAGCCTGTTCATCAGCCTCCAGTTCGGTTTTCAATACAATTTTCAAATCCTCGCCCATCTGTCCTCACCTCCCTTTATCTCCAAATTTATTTCACTTTGATGCCTTGCCTTTGCAGTCCCGCTTTCAAAGCAGCGATATGCGCCTTGCTGCTTTTCAGGTGTGCAATTGTTTTTGCGGTAAACGGGCGCGGATACATATACCTATAACGACTCGGAAAATCATATAGATACCCTTTGTATCCATGACCAAACGTAATCAGCTCGGGAAGATTTTTATCTGTTGTTACTGCCCAATTATCTATACATCCGCCTGGGTTTGGTTCCGTAACATTCACCACAGCCATAACGCCGCCATGTGCCGTCCCGCCCGCAATTGTAATGTTATCAGGATCAGCCATACCGCCATATTCATATCTTCTTTGATATATGGCAGGAGAATAAACCTTATAAACAGCCTCATCAATGGCAGCGATTTCTTCATCCTGCACTGCCTTAAACATTTCATTGTTCATGGCGTTGTCTACCCTGCGCATTAGGCTTTTATTTGCTGCCGCAAGCGCTTGACGGATTGTCATGCCCACGCTGTCACCTCTTTCTTTTACGGTTTCTTCCCTTCGTGAAGTTTCAGCAATCCATTCAAAATACCACCCTCATCCAATCCTTTTGTTGCGGCGGACAAGTCACCGGCAAACTGCATCAGGCTGCTCATATCCATACTGTTCACCTTTTCTGTCAACGTCAGGATAAAATCACGCAAAGTATTTTCCATTGTATTGCCATGCAGCATACAGTTCTTTTTCCAATCAATCGCCTGTCCACAGAGATGAACCATTTCACCCATCATCGCTTGATAATCAGGGTCTTGCAGATGATCCAAATCCATTGCTAAATACAATTCATTCATGCCGTTTAAATCCAACGCAGCAACGCCGTTTTCATCCATTTCGTTTTTAAGCGTCAGTGGAGGGATATTGGTACACATCTGAATAATCGTAGCCCGCAGCATAGGAGAAACATATTCCGGACGGAATTTGCCGGAAGCATCAAAGCAGCCGGAAACCACCCGGTGAATAAAGGTGCTTTTTTCATCCACAGACAATGCTGTATGAAACATCACATCAAAAGAACTATCCCCCACATTGAATGTTGCAGCATAAGCATCCTCGCGCTTATGCTCTTTCAAAAAGGTTTTGATTGTATTTACCGCAATTTTCTTCATGGTTGTTATCCTCCAATTATTTCATTTTCATAGCGCAGTTATATGTCAAGTTGTCCGCGTGCTGGCTGATCCATCCGCGATAATTCTTTTCCAGCTTACAAATTGCCGTCCGATCATCACCGTTAAACCACGCCATATAAGGAACAAACCCGGAATGATTCGGGTTAGAAATGAGATCGTTCTGTCCATCGTGTCCAATGACAATGACCTTGCAGCTATCATGTACACGCGTCAGCACTTTTTTTAATTCGTCAAAATAGAAGTTTTGCGCTTCATCGATAATAACAACTTTGTTCTCGAAATTTGTGCCGCGAAGAAACGTGTGTGTCAAACATTCGATATAAGCGCTCTGATACTTTTCATTGACAGATCCGTCATAAAATGCGGTATTACGGTTTACTCCGATTTTCTGAAGCGCTTCATAAAACGGCTCAAAATATGGTTCGGACTTCTCTTCAATCGTTCCTTTCAAATAACCTTGCTTCTGCTCCTGGGTGGGAGAAGCAATGTACACAATACCGCGGTTTTGCCCATATTCGTAAAGAAGATTGGCGGTTGCGGTGGCAATCAATGTCTTGCCTGTACCGGCTTTGGCATTGCAAAATACGATTGATTTTTCTTTGCACCAAATCGCATCTCGAAATGCCTTTTGCTGTTCATCCAGTGTCAGTCCATAGAATGGGTGCTCTGCGAGCGTAGCGGGCATCTCATAAATATCCCTGTTTTTCCGCGCCATATTTTTCACCTCTTAAAGAATGGTATCAATATCTGTCACGATTTCATCTGCAACGCCGAAATCAATCATTTCATCACTAAAAAGGAACCAATCTCGTCTGTAATTCTGGTCATATATCTCCTGCGTAATGCGTGTGCGTGTCAGGATATACTGCTTCATTTTTTCTTCTAGCCGCTTGGTAAACTCCAGATTATCCAGCAGCTTACCGATACTGCCGATTGCGCCGGAAGAACCATCATGAATAAGACAACTGGTATGAGAAAAGATATATCGCTTATGCCCCGCCATCAGCAAAAGACCTCCGGCACTGTACACTTTGCCCATGCCAATCGTGATAACCGGCGTTTTTGATAATAGAATCATATCAATCACGTGCATAACTGCATCCACGCTGCCGCCATCTGAATTGATAAAGATTTTGATAGGCTTGCGGTCTTTCGGATCTGTCCCCTTGTCCTCTTCATTCCATTTCCTGATATACAGCGCAATATCAACGGTTTCATCACTGATTTCGTCATTCCAGAGAATTTCACGCTTTTTCAGGCGGCGATAATACTCCAGCAGGCAAGGATCAGGAAGGGTTTCATCCATCAGCCCTTGAACATCCTCGAAATCAGTTTCAAATTCCCTGCAATTATGATTCTTCATGCCTGTTCTCCTTTTGAAATTTCAAGATTGTTGACTGCATAATGTCCGATACAGATTGCATCTGACAGATTATCATTATCGGTTTCAATTCCATATTTGTCCTGCACAAACTGCAAAGAAAGTATTTTGGAACCTTTCTTTGCGGCAGACGGTGCTTCTTTCAGCTTGGATTTCACTTCATTTGCAGTCCTGCCGCGTGCTTTGCAATAATTTTGCCATTGTGTCGGTGCAATCAGTTTGTATAAAAGATTCGTTTTCTCACATAGATTCACGAGTACGCCTTGTAACTGTGCGAGTTTCTTAAAACTCTGTACATTTTTCCGCAGTTGGATATCTTCGATAAAAACCGCGTCAATATTATGCGTTTTGATAACATCGCCAACCAGCATTTCAATTTGCAGGATTGCCTGTTCAAATGTATAATCTTTGCCTTCAAAAGCCCATGTTCCATAGTCAGTCATTGTTTTTTTATCAGAATCAAAAATAGCCCATGCCCCATGCCTTGCCTGGTCAAGCGCCAGGATATTCATAAAATCCACCTCCAAACCGGAAAAAGAGGCGCTGCATTTCGCCGTAGCGCCTCTTTTTTTCTCGTGTTTATTCTGTTTTATCTGCCGCGTCTTTCATCTCCCGGCTGGCTGCTGCTTTTTTTTGCACAGCAGCCCTATGTGGCAATGGCACAGTTTTCTTTTTATCCACTGCTTTTACCGCACAGGCGATTTCATCCAGCAGCGTTTGCACATTCGGTAAAAATCCCACTGTGTCATGAATATCAATGCTGCGCCTGCAAAACGCTTGATAGGCTTTCATTGCATCATGGTCAACCTGATATTCCATCAGAACATTCAGGACATAATAATGATCGGCAGTGTCGGTCAGCGCACGCCAGCTATGAACCTTTTCACAGGAATAACAATATTCGTACACTGCACCGCATACCCGGCATCGGCGTTTCATTGTTTACACACCCACGCCGACTGCCTTGCCGATCAGAATGTAACACAGTTCTTCTTCCTCGGAGCAGTAATCCTTCATCGCGGAAATACTGAATGGGTGTGTCCCCTCAGTGGTCAGGTTCAGGCTAAAGTTGTTATCCAGCTTGCCTTTTGGAACCACAATCGTGACAGCAGCAGTCACACCACATACATCCTCAGCCAGAATCTTGGCGATATACTTGGCATTTTTATTGAAAGTTTCAGAGCTGTCAGTCACACGGACAGCCTCATCTGTTTCATACTGATACAGCACGCCAACACGGGTACCGGTATAATCAGCAGGCAATGTGATAACATTTCCAGTGATTTTGGCGTTCTCATCAGCCGTGCCAACCTCAATCGGTTCACCCAAAGACTTGTCCTTATTGATTGCATAAACGACACTGGGCGTAACCATTGGTGTATAAGCCATCGTTGCTTTCTTTTCGCCGGCATCTTCCACAATCGTGATGATCTCAAAGTCCTCACCCTTGATTTTCTTATCAGCGGCTGCCACCTGGACTTTTGTCCCCAACTGAGAAGCCATCAGACCAAGTTCCAGTTTGGAGCTTTCGCCAGACAGTGTAAACCCTTTCGCGGTATCAAAACGGGAAATCAGAATCCCACGTTCATCGGTTTTATCTACAGACTCGCCGGTGAACTCAGCCTGCGGGCTTTCAATATTTCTAAGTACCCAGTTTACTACACCGGATTCCAAATCAACTTCGGTCAGGCGAAGAAATCTGTTAATAACAGCGCTTTTGATGTCAAAATTAGGCATACTCTACCATCCTTTCTTGTTAGCCATGGACGTCATCAGACATCCATTCGAGTTCTTTTTTATTGATTTTCTTTATGTCAACGCATCCGCTATAAATACCAATCATCGTAAAGAAGTAGCGGTCACGCTTTTGCATACGCATAATACTGTCCATAAATACGCCAATAGGAGCATCCCAAACGGTATCCCATCGGAATTGTGAGCCGGGCAAATTGATTGCCGAAGAAACAAGCGGTTTCAAGATTGACCTGAACGATTTGTTCGCTGCATCTTCCCGATCATCTCGGTCGGCTTCAATCATAATTTCCCTGGTATAATCATCATACGGCTTTACCACATTCTTTTTGAACATATGAATATGCCGCAGATAATCGGTCAGCAGTTTGTAAACCGCACGATCAATCACAGCACCATCACGGTTTACCAGCACGAAATCTTTCAGGTTTTTTGAGGGCATAGGCTGAAACGAAGCGATATCCAAATCGCCGAATAATATCTTTGTATCATGCTGCTGAACAGCTCTAAAGGTTGACAAAAACAGTTCATACCCATCTACCTTATCCCAATAAACGCCCATCGCGTCCCAAATTTCCACCTTACGGTCAGCAGGCGCTGCACAAATCGTTTGTGTCAGTCCAAAATACTGTTGTTCTCCATATTTGTAAATCTCCCGCAAAGTCGGATTCCGCACAGCTATTTGGGGTGTAATTTGATATGCTTCACCCGTCAGCGCGGTTAGACAATCCATCATAGCAGTTCTGCGCTCCTGTTACGCTCATGGGTGACATATGGAATCTGCCATCCGGAATATCCTTCATTAAACTGCACCTCATCCGCTGTACCCAAAACAATCCCACCTAAGCCAAACAGCGGTTTTTCCCCGTTATTCAAAATACGGTCAACCGCATCCGCCAGTAAATCCGCCCTGGAACCCTGCAATAAATCAATTTGGTGTTCGTTGCAAATGATATAGATGGTGATACCCGTTTCTTTCACCACATTTGAATCGGCATATATCACACGGCTGCGCATGGTAATAAAGTTTTTATCAACTGTTTGTGTATCAGGTACATAAAAGTGTGTCTTAATGAGAGATGCCGCAGGACTCTTGCTTCCTGTTTTGATATCATCAAATTTCGCGACATTGTTGCCCGTATTGCACAGCAAATTCACCACTGCCTGGCTTTTTAATAATTTTTGTTTTAATGAAATCTTTTGCTGAATCATTGCGTCAAAATGCGGCATATTTCACACTCCTCTCTACCAGTTTACAATTTGAATTGTAATAACAGCTTCACACATCAGCGTATCATTGACTGCCTTAATTTGAATTTGTTTTCCGACAAAGGCTGGATCATCAGACGCCTGCAATGTAACAATTCCATTCGCTTCATCAATGATACTGACTGCTCCGCCTGCCAAATCGCTTTCAAGCCGATACTGAGGCGGTGTTATTGCATTCCCATTGATATCGGTACAGCAAATTTGAATCTGTTTTGTTTCACCAATTGCCAGCTTAAAATCCCCGTCCAAATCAGATATTGCAAGAGAGGCGGACACACCCGGCAACGCCTCTGTATTGCCAGAAGAAGCAGGGAAATAATCCGCAATCATCAGTTCGATATTGTCTGCCGCAAGGTTAAGTTGAGTTTGCAATACCGACCACTGGATAAGCCCATCCTGTTCATGCTCACCGCCCACCGCGTAAGAAACGGGATCGACTCTTGTGATACGATAAACGCTTGGCTTATCGTGCCTTTTATCCATAATGAAACGAAAATGATCATCGAGCAGGATGGTTTCCTGATTGAACGGCAAATAAATCAAATGCTGGTCATCCCCAACATTCATATGTGTTTTTTCTGATTCACCTGTGCCATATTGCGTACTGTTTGTACTGAACACAGGATAATTCACAATTTTACCGGTCAGCGGTGAGATAAAACGGATGGAATGTTTACATTTCCACAACACCGCCTTTTCATAAATACGGTTGTTGTCCGGCAATGTACTGACAAGCCAAAACTCCCCGTCGCAATTCACATACTGACCACATTTCAAAATGCCAATATTGCAAAGTATTTGCCGCACGGTTGTGCTATTGTATACATCGCTGGTCTTGTTTTGAACAATTGCCCTCACACGCTGCGGCTCTGTATCCATCGTCTTGTCATAGATCAGGACGTCAGATCCAATAAAGGAATCCAGCACTTCCTGAAAACCATCCTGTCCATACGCCCAAAACTCATCATCTTCAAAGCCGCTGTTAAAGAGGGGACGCGTCATCTGATACCAGCTTTTTGATTCATCAGACATATCGCCCTCCTTATCCATATGCGTGATCCTTTTGCCGGTGCAGCAAGGTTTCAACCAAAGCAATCTGGCTGTCAAGTTCCTGTTTTCTGACACGCTTGGTCGCGTCTTGCCCGGTTAGCTGTACGTCCTTGCCGTAAATCCCATTCAGCGCCATAACCCGGCTCAATTCTCGCTGCAAATACGACACATACATCATCTGTGCCAACGTGCGGCAAATAATTTTGCTCAGTTTTCCGGTAAACTGTCTTTCATTTTCGTCATACTGTAAATCACAGCTCAAATTCAGTTCATAATCGGCAACCGCTGTAGCAAGCCATTCAGCCTCTAACGCTTCCGGGATTTCAAACTTCGTCAAAGGCATGGAATGAAAGGTTCTTTCAATTTCCTCGAATGTTGTTTTTTCTGTATCAGGCATATCCCACACCCCCTTTTTCAGGCTTAAATGACAGCCGTGTCAGCCAGTTTGCGCAGTACGTCAACTTTCCAGGTTTCAGCTTCATCAGAACCAGCCTGCTTTGCCAACTCCACCAGCATCTTCTTTTCCGCGTCAGTTGTTACCATCGCCTGAAGCTGCTCATGGAATTTCGCTTTGCTTCGGATTGCCAGCAGTTTGCTGACTTCCTCCAGATTCAGCAGTGCGGGAGCATTTGTTTCTACACTTTCCAGACCAAAAAGCTGTTTGCGCTGCGTATCATCCACAATCTGAATCCGCGCATGATTGCCCATGCCGTCTGTACCGGTAAACATCCTGTTGCCAGTTTGAATTTGCGCCTGAATTTCCTCAAACGACAGCAATGGCCAATTCTTAGCGTTTGCAGGGATTTCAATATCACCCTGTCCAGCCTTGCGCCAAAATGAGAGTGGCCAGGAACACAAGTTATTCACCAGAACATTGTTATTCGTCACCATAACGATTCTCCTTGTCATTAAAATTAGGGGCTGTAAAAAAACAGCCCCTGTTAATTTCATTCGTCACTTATACAGCAGGCGCTTCAAAGTTGGTATCAGAAATCAAACCGATTTGATCTTCCATCCCCTCAGCAACGCCAGCGCCCAGTTCCATATCAAAACGGGTCAGGTGCTGACGGGTCACAATATCGTCACCAGTCATCGTGGTCAAACCACCGCGCAAAAATACCTGCAGCGGAGAAACAACGCCGTGAGGCAGGAAGAACAGCAGACCCTGCGGCATATATAAATCATAATCGGTGCCCGCAGCGTTCAGCTTCGTCCAATTGATTGCGTTGGGCAGTTCGGTTACAACCGCGCCATTATACATATTCACAAGCCCGGTTTTGCGGATTTCTTCCGCAATAATGCGGTTTGCATATCGCACATCATCAGCAGCCAGCGTCTTAAATCCGGCAAAGTCGTTAAACTGGCTGACCACAGAATAGTCACCGGCAATATTAACCTTGCCATACCGGCGCATGGACTTGAGCATATTATCAACACCGGTCTTGGTGATACCAGTAGATTCCGCAAAATGTTTCACGCCTTTGGCGTTCTTCAGCGCCTGATACAAAACAGTCATTACATAGTAGACAGCCTTGTTTTGCATATCAATTTGTACCTGATTCATACCTTCGGCAATGCTGCCATCAAAGTTGCCGCTCTGAATCTCGCGATAGTCAACCGCAAAGCCACCAGAAATCGTCTGGGTGCCAATGGGATATTCGCGGAAATTCCAGGCGGCAAAAGGCACGTCAGAACTGGAAGCCTGAAAACGAGAATCCACGCTTTCATATTTATAGGTTTTCATCATAGGCGCTTCGTGATATCCAATCCGGCGATAAGTACCCATAAAATCAAACAACCGCACAGCCTCCAGCAGTTTTGGCTCAATGGCAAACCGGATAATGGTATTGATTTCACTCTGTGCGACAGGATCACCTGCCAACGCTTTGGAAGATAACTCTTTTAAGGTTGCCACAGATTTATCCTGCACTTTCGCATCCACATTGGGCTTTTGACCCGCCGAGAGCGCAGAAAACACCTCCACAACAGGAGAGTTTTGTTTTACACGCCCGGTGTCCATATTAACCCGGGCATTATTCATATTGATTTCATAAATCGGGTTCATTGTTTTATCCCTCCTTGTATTACTGTACACGGACAACAGCAAGAATGCCTTTGCCCATATATGCAGTCTTTTCAATCACTTCAAAATACACTTGATAACCAGTCACTGCATCGGACTTTACAATCAGACCGTCAGTGCCAAACACCAATGTATCACCCACAGCAACACTGTCAACGCCGCCGTTAATCTCATCGTCAGCAAACTCCATCTCCATATTTGCGGCAGTAAGCAGATCATCCGCACGGACATATTCATCCTTTTTCACAACAACAGCTTCGCTGAAATTGTGCATTTCAGGCTTATCATTGATATTGCTCACAATGCGGTGACATTTCTTTGCATCGTCCGCACTGGCAGGCAGATTTGCTGTTTTTGTGGCACGATCCAGCATGACGCCCATGCCAACCTTCAAGTCAGCCGCAGCTTTGCAGTAACCGACATTCTGAATATTTTTGAAATAACCAATCGTTTTAGCTTTCATCTTCGTTCACTTTCCTTTCTTAGAATACTTCGACTTCGCTGTCATCAGCTTCCGGCTTAAAGCCGTCAGTCATAGCGAAAACATCAATTTCGCTGGCGGCATTGATTTCCGTGACTGTCTTTTCACGGGACGCACGCACCATCTCGGTGCAGATTTTGCCTACAATCGCATTGATCTCTACACTTCCTGGATTTTCATTGAAAGCATCAATTTCTTCTTTGGCAATCGCCTGCTGCTCCTCGGTATAAGGCGCTAACGCGGCGTTTAGTTCAGCCTTTGCGGCTTCTCCTTCAAGTTTGGCAATCTTTGCATTCGCTTCGCTCAGACTGGATTCCGCAGCCGCTTTCGCGTCATTCGCATCGGTCAGACCAACTTCAGCAGCAGTCTTGGCAGCCCTTTCCGCTTCAAGATCCGCCCACAGCTGGGCAATCTCCGCTTCTTTCAGCTTAATATCCGCCTGGAGCTGGGCAATCTCAGCATCTTTTGCTTCAACCTTTGCCCAATATTCATCCCACTTGGAATTGGACTCAGAAACAGCACTTGATACAACTGCCGTCAGTTCATTTTTCAGTTTTTCATCCATGTTGCTTTCCTCCTTTTGTTGCTTTTTATTGTTTAGTTCCATCACAATAGCGGCTTCATCAGCCGGATTCACACTAAGAATTGCATAACCGCTGTAATCATAAATTTGCGGAATACGCCCCTTCTCTTTCCAGCCGCCATCGTAAATAATGTGTCCGTCATGCTCAGCCCTGCCCACAATTTCAACAGAACCCTGAATAACAGACTCCGCCATATGTTCACGCAGCCAGGCGACAAACTTTGGATAACGCATTTCATCCAACGTACCTTCGGCAATCAAAACCCGTTTTGTCACACCTTTAATTTCAACATCATCAATATACGCCTTGTCAAAGTGCCCTACCATCGTTGCATCCTCAAACAAAGGCAGATTGTCTTGTGTGCGAATTTCCGTCATGCCATGCCCATAAGGGATATCCCGGTCATCCGTTAAAAACTCAACAGTAATTGACATCCCCACAACAGAATGCAGATTCGCCTGTACATATTTTTCAATCCATGAGATTCCATTTTCCTGCCATACAGAGCTGTTCGGGAAAATTTCATGCAAAATAACTTTAATCGGTCGTCTGCCTGCAATCCTGCTTTCACTGGAAATCTCATAACAGATTGGATAAAAAAATCTTTCAGCCATATTTCCTCACCTCCCTTTTACGTGTCAGAAGGGGATGGGCTTGCATTCCCGTTATTCGCCATCGTAGATGCAGTGCTTGCATTTGCTGGTGCATCGCTGTTGCTGATGTTCTGATCTGCATCATCATTACCTGTCATCGTAAACGATGTTTTATGAACTGGATAGCGGTTTTCAAAATCCTCTTCCAGTTCATAATCCATCAGGGAAAGATAATCGTCAGCATTCATCCCTGTTGCCGCAATCCATGCAATCAGGCTTCCTTTTCCCCGCGCATACAAATCCGAAAAATATTTCACTTGTTTTTCCCGATTGGCAAACGTAATCGGAAGCACACGAAATTCTACACGATAGTTACTGTCACGAATGACATTGTAATTCAGGCATTTGTTGAGTTCTTCCACAATTGCCTCAATCCATGTGAATACGTTATTTGCTACAATCTCCAAATTCAGCATTGCCGTAGCATAGTTGCTTGTAGAACTGCTGCCGCTCAGCGCCGCCGCGCCAACACCAATCGCATTGTTCACATCTTCCTTCATTGCATTTTCGTTTTCCTCATCCAGCAAATCAATGTTGACTGGCAGACTGTCCATTTTGGTGCCTGCCGCCAAAGAGAAAAACGCAATGCCGCTGGAATTGGTTCTCTGCGTCAATGCCTGTTTTACTGTATTATGCTGATTCTCCTGCTGTTTTTTGGACAGTGCAGAAGTGCCTTTATCTTTCCCTTCGGGAAAAGTTTCATAGTAAATCTGGTTATTCACCTTATCCAATACCATCCGTTTCGTATTGATAAAGTACTTGGCATAATCAATATCATCCAGTGCAGCCACTGCAAATGGCACGCCATAAGGATCATTCTGACTGCTTTTTATTTTGGTTACAATGGTTCTCCGCCAGTCCAAACGCAGCCATGTTGCACCATTGTCAAACTTGCCATTATGATATTTTTCCCAACCCTCCTGGATTTGTCGCGGAAAACCGCGTAGTTTACGCTTGCGCTCATCATCCATCATTCCATCAAAATACCGCAGGTCAAATGCTGCTTCATAGCAGTTATTCCTGCGGCCAATAATGCGTACATAATCAATGGGAAGCGGAATGACTACCGTGTTAATACCAGCAGAGTTGATTTCTGTAATACCTAAAATATCTGTATCTGTCAGCGCCGGTTTTCTCTCTACAGGCACAGTACGTGTTTCCATATAGCCCACATACATTCCTTCATTTGCATTATGAAAAACAGCATCGCGGATGATTTCTTTATAACGCATGGAACGAAGAACACTGTGCATTCGATCAGCACTGGGGCGATATCCTTTGCGTTGCGTCCCGGCTTTTTTCGGTCTTGCTGTAACGACATAATCCAAAGCGTGCAGACTTGTCAGCGCGTCAATTGCAGTGCCAACTGTACCACTGGAATAATATGCCCACCGCGCCCATTGGCGCAGCTGAGAAATATAACGCATCGGTTCTTGTGCCATTCTAAGAATCTGTTCTGTAGAATACGGGGATGTTCTTTTGCTTCCCTGACTGATCATATTCAAATAAGATGCACCCAACTGTGTATTAAACTCGTGTAAAACTGCTTCCGCTGTCGGCATCATCGCATTCTGGTTTGACATTTCCTGTGTAGGATTGTCTGCGCCTGCTACTTTATTTAGCCATGCACGGAATTTTGACTCACCTGCCATCAACCCTCACCTCCCATCTTTTTTCAGTTAAACAATGTTAGATATTCATATTCTGCATTATCAGAGAATAGATCCTGCTCCAAAAGACTGATGAAGTAATTCCCATAAGATACCGAAGTATACCGGTCTTTTCTTGCGCCGGGACGTTCTTCAATTTTGATCAGCCCAGTTTGGTTTTGTATGGTATATTCCAAGCCAATCATTTCATTAATCAGCGCAACAGTTTCCAGGAATGGTCGTTCATAAAAAAGCTGTGTTTCAACATCTGCCGCATCATACGCCGGCACAATTCGATGCAGTTCCTCCATCCCTTCCTGATTTGATACCATCAGTTCTATCATTTTGCTGTTCAGCGTATTTCGCATACATACAGCAATCTTACTATTCGTTTCCAGTTGTGCTTTAATGGAATAGACAACCTCTTTTTGCCCGGAAATCACAATCCGGGATTTCAACCCTTCATCATTCATACACGTCCACGGCTCATATTCTACATTGCGTTCCACATCATAGAGTACCTTTGCCAAGGCGTCATAAATCATAACGCCGCCATTTCTGCCATCAAGAACGCAATAATCCGCGTCGAAATCAGTGAATAGCTGCTTGATACGAATTGCTTGTTTGGTTGTTTCAAACTCTGTTTGCGGTTCCATATATACCACCTGTCGGCGGTAGCCCTGTTTGACTTCAATATGTTCCCCATTGACATCAGAAGTCTTATACTCCATGCTTTCGGGCAATGCGCGAATGCAGGAAAAAATAGAGTTATCGTTATTTTCACCGCCCTCGGTCGCGATATCGCAGGAAATGATACGGATTTCACCCTTTTGCCGAGGAATCGCGTAAGGATTCTTTACCCGCATCAAAACATCTTCATTTTTCCTGGGATAAAACGGGCGTTTTAAGCAGCGGTTTTTGTTCAGCATTTCATAAGAAAAATAAGCGTGCGCATTTTCTGCAATCATTTGGTTTTCATATTCAATCGCCCAAGCAACGCTGTCCAATTTATTCCTTTCCTTAATCAGGAATGCTCTTGGTTTAATGGCGTGCCGCAAGGAAATACTGTAATCCATACCAATCAGGATTGCCGATCCTTTTTTTAGCATATCCCTTACGATAATTTTCATTTGATCCCACATCCAGTGGGATTTATACCATGCGGAACTGATATAAACTTCTTTTGGTTCCTCAATCAAATGACTGTATTCTTCATACTTTAAAATGCACGGGATCTGCCGCACATACAGAAAAGGGGAAAGAACAGTATCTATGATATTTTTCACAATCATACGAAATTCTTCATAAATCATCACTGTCGCACGATGTCCGCGGGCATTATCGCTTGCCGGGACAACAATAATGGAACTTCCGTTATGAAAGAATACCTCAATTTCATTTTGATTGTCACGAATGCGCTCAATTTCAGCCTGTAACAAAGGGGAACGCGGCAA